CTGACACTGACATCGAGCTCCTTGCGGAGGTCGATGGCTTGAAGAGCTATATCGAAGAGACAATGGTGATAAACCAACACACTATTCCGGAAACTCACGTTTCCTTGGGTGCTTCTTCCTGCCGAGAGAAATCTCGGAAGGCGGGAGGTAAGACCGCATTTGCACGCGATCTTATCCAGTCGGTTAACGAGGTGAGGCGACTCGACCTGGAAACAGGAGAGCCAACCGAGCACGTAATCGATAGGAAAAGCGCCACAGGTGATTGGTTGTTTCACCACTCCTTGCAAAAGAAAAAGGAGGGTTACGATATGCTGTCCGTAAGGACATCTACCGTGCCCGAGGTGGGGGAGAAGGCTAGGATCATCACGATACCTTCCTTTTTCCACTCCACCATCCTTTCTCCCTGGGCTCACATGACCTATGGGTTCTTGGCTACCTCGCAAGAGTGTAGATCAGGAATCCGGGGTTCGAACCAGGGCTGGGAGTTAAGTCTATCTATGAGCATTAGCGATCAACAATTGGATTGGATGTTTTTCAACTCGGTCAAACCGAGATGCGTAAACTCCGATCTGAAGAATGCGACTGATGCTGCATATTTCCGTGCTGTAAAGATCGTCCTCGAGGTGGCTCAGGCAGTAATGCCGGTACCCACCTGGTACTTCGAGCAGGTTAGGGAGCTTCTCACCACTGAGAGGCCCTTTTCTGCCGAGTTTGAGGATCAAATTGTTAAGGGCGTAACACATCGAGGAATTTTCATGGGTGACCATGGTTCCAAGACTGTGCTGACGTTGTCAGGCCTCGCGGCTCTGGCCAACATGCCCCTTCCAAGGATCTCCCGTCTTGTGGGAGACGATCATCACACCACCTCTCCGGATCCAGAGAGGTGTCTTAGAATCTATGTCGAGAAGTTAGAGAATTTGGGATATATCATCAGCAATGATGACACCTTCGTTTCCCCCGAGGGTTACCTGGCGGAGGAATCCTTCAGAATCCCGAAGTCTAAAACTGACACGACAGAGGTGTTTACCTACAGAGCAACAAAATCAACTCCACCTTATCACGATTTCGCAAAAGTGAAAGTCCTTTCGGATCAGGGAACTGATCATGGAGGCTTCTCCGAC